AATTCCCAGCAGTTAATGCAATTCAAGCAGCTGAGATTCCCGAAGGACAAGAATATCCAGAGCAGGCATTAGCCTTCGCTAAGCAAATTGAAGGAAAGGTGTCCAAAAAGGGTGTCAAGCTAGCTTTCACAGAGGAAGTTATTGCCGACTCACTTTGGGATATCGTCGGCCTTCATGTCCGCGCAGCAGGTCGTGCCCTCGCTCGACTTAAAGAGCAAATTGCACTTAGCCGTTTCAAGGACGCTGCAACAATCGTCTTTGACAACGACAACGGTAGCTATGACTCAACAACCGGTCGTGACATGAACGGTGCCTTCAATGACACCGTCACCTGGGACGACATCGTAGACATGGCAGCAGTTTTGATGGCAGAGAAGCATGTACCAACAGACTTCATCCTCCATCCGCTCATGTGGTCAGTCTTCTTGAAGGATAGCATCTTCCATGCAGGTGGTGCAGCTTCGGCTGTCGGCACCAGCTGGGGTTACCGTCCACAATCTCCAGAAGGCGCACTGAACGCAACTGCTCCAATGGGTCTTAACGTACTTGTGTCACCATTCGTTAGCTTTACTGCTAAGACAAGTGGTAGCGCAGCTAAGTCTGACCTTTTCCTCATCGACCGTAACGAGGTTGGATCACTTTTGGTCAAGGACGATTTGTCCACAGACCAGTTTGATGATCCATCACGTGACATTCGTCAGATGAAGATGAAAGAGCGTTACGACATCGTAATGCTGGGTGATGGCGAAGGTATTACCGTCGCAAAGAACATCAAGCTCAGCCGTAACTACGAGGTTCAAGTCACAAACGAAGTAGCCTGACCTTAGGGCATTTATAGTTACGGTCACTGAAAAGTGACAGCCCCTAGGCAGAGGGTGGTGGCGAAAGCTACCACCCTCTGTTTTTTATATCATAAAACTGTTACTATTTGAATAGAATCTTAATAAGGAGAAGCTGTGGCTCTGTATCTGATAGAAAGCGCTAGTGTAGACGCTGATGTTGTTGTAGTAAAGTTTGGAAGAACAGTAAAAATTAGTTCGCTTATCAACGCTAACTTTTCAGTCCAAACAACAGACGCCACACCGGTGGTAATTTCTAGTCCATTTACTGCGATAAATACAATAACTGATTTTAATCAAATTTCAAGAACATTAAGATTGTTCTGGGATGTTCAACTTACATCTGGTGAAGAATATGAAATTATTATTTCAAATATAAAAGACGCAGTAAACGAAACTATTCCAACTGAAAAGATTAAATTTACAAAGTTAGACGATGCAACTCCGTCAACAATTACATCTTATTCTGAACCAGTTTATGAAGAGATCTTGATTGAAGATAAATCAGTTAGAACCGATGCATATTCAACTGTTCAGATACTAGCAAAAAATCCTAATTTCTATATTGTTTCAGTAGATCCAAGTAATGGTGATTTTTATTTAGATAATTCATACAATAGTGGCAGAGTAACTATTGAGTTCAATGCACGACCTGCTTCAAACTTCTTAAATGCTAAATACTTTAAAGCTCAAAGAAAGAAGATACAAAGAACCCCTTCTAGGTGGGAATCTTTAGACGCAAACATATCCTTACATTCTTGGAAGCCAGAAGTATATGTTGATTTTCCTTCCAATGATGCCACTCCAGCATATACAACTTCTAATAAAGAATATTTTGAAACTGGTTATAAATATAGAATTATATTATCTAAAGATATAGGTATTTAAAAAATGGCTAATTTTGTTTATGGTAAAGCAAAACAAGCATTATTAAATGGTGGATTTAATTTTTCATCAAATAATTTTAAAGTAGCACTAGTAAAAAGTTCATATACCCCTAGTCAAAATGTTCATGAATTTTTATCTGATATATCAAATGCAAATATTGCATACGTAACAGAAAATATTCCATCTTTAGTAAATAATTTAGGAGTTGTAAATTCTCAAGATTTTGTTTTTACTCTCCCAGAAAATACAGCTTTTAATGCAGCTGTAATATATCAAGTTGGTTCATCCCAATCAAATTCAAGGTTACTAAGTTATACAGATACAGCCTCTGGATTTCCTTTTACTGGATCTCAAAATTCAGTAACAGTAGCTTTTGACTGGATTGGATCAATTTTAACGTTATGAGGAAAATATGACCACACAATATCCAGGTTCTTTAGATGTATTCAGTAATCCAACTGCAACTGATACTTTAAACTCGGGCAGTGTTCCCCATCATTTGCAACACGCTAATATAAATGATGCAGTTGAAGCAATACAAACGGTATTAGGACTTAATCCAGCCGGATCTCACTTAACAATTAAAGATAGAATAATAGTTGCGGAAACTAGCATATCTAATCAGTCGGTATTAAACGGCTTAAATGATGTTACTATTACATCAGCCTCGACTGGAAATATATTAAGATATAATGGTTCTCAGTGGGTTAATTATTCTGAAGCCGACGTTGTAGATGGAGGAAACTTTTAAACATGGCAAATACAATAAGAATTAAAAGAAGGGCCGGAACAGGCTCCGCAGGTGCTCCGTCTTCGCTAAAGAACGCTGAGCTGGCTTATAACGAAGCTGACGATATCCTTTATTACGGTAAGGGTTCAGATGGAAGCGGAGACGCAACTACAATTCCTGCTATTGCAGGATCAGGAGCGTATTTAACTTTGGGTACGGTTCAAACTGTAACTGGAAATAAAACATTTTCTGGAACAGTATCAGTTGCTACACCTTCTTCAAATGCGCATGCCGCTACAAAGCTTTATGTAGACACAGCCATTTCTGGAGTAACTCCAAGTGGAACCTTAAATCAAATTACGGTAACAAGTGGCGTAATAGCTTTAGCCAGTAGTGTCACAACTCCTGGAGACTTGACTGTCACAGGAAACTTAACAGTTAATGGCACCACTACAACTGTAAATTCTACAACTGTTTCCATAGATGATAAAAATATAGAATTAGCAAGCACTGCATCGCCAAGTGATGCAGCTGCAGATGGTGCTGGAATAACAGTTAAGGGAACAACAGATAAGACATTTAACTGGGTTGACGCAACTGACGCTTGGACGTCTTCTGAACATTTAAATTTACTTACAGGAAAGTCTTTTTACATTAATGGCACTTCGGTATTAACCTCAAGTACTCTTGGATCAGGCATTACTTCATCTAGCCTTACATCTGTCGGCACCATTGCAACTGGAACATGGCAGGGCACAGCAGTCGGGATTAGTTATGGTGGCACTGGAGCAACAAGTGCATCCGGAGCAAGAACAGCTTTAGAACTTGGTTCAATCGCTACACAAAATGCCAATAATGTTAGCATTACAGGTGGTACAATAGACGGTATATCTATTGACGGTGGAACTTTTTAATTAAAACTATTTGGCAATGGAGTCTAAATGGCTAACACTATTAAGATAAAAAGAAGTGGTACAGCCACGCAGGTTCCAGTATCACTAGAATATGGTGAATTAGCGATCAATTATGCTGATGGTAAATTGTTCTATAGAAATACCTCAAATCAAATAGTAGAACTTTCATCTTCTGGTTCCATTTCTATAAGTGCCACGCCAGAAGATATTAGAGACGTAAAAATAATTCATTATATGGAGGTCATTTAAAATGGCAATTACACAAAAGCGTTTAGGCGGACCAAGCATGTTAACCGCATCAACCGCTGCATATTACACGGTACCGAGCGGTACTACTACAATAGTTAAACAAATAATTTTAACTAATACAACAGCATCTGCAAAAACAGTAACTGTAAGACTACTTCCTTCAGGCGTTAATGAAACAGCAACTCCTAACTGGGTAGACATCATAAGTGCAATGACATTATCAGCTAATGAAACAATGGCATTTAACTGTTCAATGGTAATGAATTATACTGGTGGTGCAGGAGATCAAATTAAGGCATTAGCAAGTGCTGCAGGCGCTGTTAATATGGCTATCTTTGGAATAGAAGAGGTTTAATATGGCTGGGGTAGTTCGATATGGGGCTCCTAATGACATGGCATCTTTTATCGACTCTGCCGACCCTGTATACGGAACCGGTGCAGATGGTAGCGTAACTCTAGATGGGACAACAACTATTTTAGGAATGATTCCGTCTTCAAATGTTTATTCAATGACTTCTGATCTTTATCTTCATAATCTAACAATAAATGCAGGAGTAAGATTAGCTCCAAATGGATATAGAATATTTGTTAAAAATATCTTGACGTTAAATGATAATTCGACAATAGGCTATACAACAGGTTATTCTACAGCTGGATCAATAGCACAAGGAGGAGCTGCTACAACTGCGGTTACACATAGCCTTGGTGGCTCTGCAACTGGTTATTCAGCTTCAGCTCCAACTGCTGCATTAGGTGGGAGTAAATATTATCAAATTCCACATCAAGCAATTAGGGGATGGGCAGTCAGCGCCTCAAGCACTACTCCAACTTTTTTAAGAGGTGGAGCAGGTGGTTCTGGACAAGCTGGTGGAGGCGTAGTAATTGTTGCTGCGAGATATTTATCTGGTCCATCTACTGGTACAGCTTACATAAAGGCTCCTGGAACTGCTCCTGCCGGCGGTGGCGTAATTCTTATCATCTCTACACACTCTGCACTTCCTGCTTCTATTTCTACAGATATTACTGGTCAAAATCCTGGAACAGTAAATTATATGCAGTTGGTATAGCATGGGCGCAATAGAAAGAGTTGGTAGACAAAGAATACAAAGATCTGCAAACGATGCAGT